GTTTGGCTAGGTATCGAAGTAATTTTACATCCTTATCGGAAAGTATCTTACATTCCTCTCTAACCCAAGGAGGGATCGGTCCCTTTATTCTTGATAACGCCTCTCTGTCAATATCCCACTCTGTTTCTTTGGCAAAAGAAACTCTAGCGGCGTTACATACGGTAAGGTCCGAACCCATATGATCAACTAACTCAACATGTCCATCATCTAAAACTTTCATAATTAATTCATCCAATTTGTTCAGAAATCCAATCCTCCACCGATATGGTGGGGGACCATTTTAAATCATTTTTAATTTTTTCAATCGAGGAAAGAGTAGAGAAGACTTCGCCCTGTCTTTCCTCTATATGCACATGATCTTCTGAAATCATATTTGCAATCTGCTTCACAGAATGATTCACACCCGATCCGACATCATATACATCATACCCAAGATCAGAATCTGCTATCATTTTATTTGCATGAACAACATCATCAACATTTACAAAGTCTCTCCTTTGTTCTCCAGTTCCAACTATCTCCAGAGGTAAATTGCGATTATACCTATCGATAAAAATGGCTACAACGGGAGGATAAGGCCCAGTGACTCTATGTCCTTTTCCATATACGTTAAAGTAACGAAGAACATTAACACTGAGATCTTTACTATAATACTCACACATCTGCTCTGCAATATTCTTTGACAGTGCATATGGACTTGTATTACCATCATAAACTGCACAAGTAGATGACATAACAAATTTACGGACACCAAATCTTTTTGCTACATCAAGAACTTTATTTGTTCCTAGAGCATTTGTTCTCATTGTTAATATGGGATCGGATAACGAAACTTGAACACTGGCCTCTGCTGCCATATGAAAAATGGTATCGATCTTATGATTGGAAACTATATCTTCCAGAAGTTTAACATTATTAATAGATCCAATGTAATTTAAGGAACCTTTAGACCAATTACCATCTGGATTTTTATCTAGGCAGATTACTTCTCGATTTTCATCAAGGAGTGACTGTACCAAGTTACTACCAATAAAACCGGCTCCGCCAGTTACTAAAAATTTCATACTCGCTTCCACTCATTCAATTTAACTTTTGCTTCCAAACCACTGTAAGTGTTATCATCAATTATTTTCTTTATTTTAGATGCACTCATTTTAAATATCATATCATTTATATCTTTTTGATTTACATTAGAAGGCCATATACAAACGGAGGCTCCTTTATCAATAAGTTTTTCATTGAAGTAAACAATTTGATTATTTCTTGGTTCGTTATCCAAAGCATAAACAAGTTTAGGATTTTCAAAACGAGGGTGTACATTATCAATTGCACCAGCACCAACCATTGCGATAGTGTTAGGAATAAACAAAGAATCAAGAGGGCCCTCTACCACATACACAGTCTTCTTGGGATTTGCACGCCACATACCGTACCACAGTCTGTCAATACTCTTATCCGCCTTTATAGTAATATACTTCGCAGTCACTCTTGCTTTGGCTTCATCAGAGGGTTTTAAAGATCTTCCTTGAATAGCAACAACACTTCCTTTTTTGTTGAAGAAGGGAATGACTAAACGAGGCTCTGGTGGACCTAAATCTACACTGGATGTCTCAGAATCAACCAGTTGCATATATTTCCTAAAATTGTCTGTGTAATATAAAATATCATAGAATTTTTCTGGAATATTTCTATAGTCCAAAAACTTTCTGACATCATGATTTGCTGGAGCAGACTTTGCACAAAGCAAAGGCTTCAGTAAATTAGATTTAACTTTTGGTTTAGTCTTAAAAATATCAAACATCTTATCTTCATCTGGTTTTTTATAGTTCGATCTACCATTTTCTCCATTTCTCCATCTCTCAAGCGAATACTCTTTCGTCAGGGATGGAGACACAGACTCTAAAAAACGATACAATGAGTGTCCTGCTCCGCAGTTATGACACTTATAAAAAAAATCATTTCCTTTTTTATAAAAATATCCTCTAGCCTTTGTTTTGTTTCTCTTTGAGTCCCCACATATAGGACATCGACAATTTGCTAAGTTATCTTTCTTCCAAGAAAACTTTTCAAGTTGAACAGAGACTAGATTTATATATTTGATATCAATGTATGAACTCAAAACACCCAATCCTTAACCATCTCAGAATCAAACTTCGAATCATCTGACGTTTGTTGATTAGCACCAATGATATTCTGCTGATCATTTTCCGAGTCAGAGAATTTCATTTTAGGTCTATCCAATTTCAATATAAACTTTTTATTAACAGCAGTATCATTGTATCGATTCTTCAACTGCTTAACCATAATCTGATCTAACTCTTCAAGTTCCTCTGTGGATATTAAAGCAAACATAAAGTCCGCTGTTGCCGGTAAACCAAAAGATTCAGACGTATCCTCTAGACTTACATCTGTATTTGAATAACCAGTTCTATTTGTTTGTGTAGCAGTAAAAAGAGGAATATTATTTTCAACAGCCAACCCTCTAAGTTCCTCTGCAATTGCCTTGACAAAGAAATATGAAGCAACATTACCCTGCTTCAACCTAGATGATGTACATATATTCAGATAGTCAACAAATACAACATCAGGCACGAAACTTTTCTTAAGTTTCAGTTCTTCAAGTAAAGCTCTGAAATGATTAACACTTGCAGTTGCGGTTGGATATTCTTTTATAATAAGTTTACCTTTCACCGACTCCTTTAACTTTTCTATCTTAGCATCATAATTTTGCTTTGGCATTAACTTCAAGTCACCGATCTTGGTATCCAACAAATTAGCATCAATACGTTCAGCAATTCTCTCTTCCGCCATTTCACATGTAATATACAGAACTTTCAAATTCTGAGATAAACAATTAGCAGCATGGTGACACAAAAACATAGACTTACCCACACCAGTACCTGCCATAACGACATTCAATGTTTTGGTTGGAGTACCACCATCTGTCACTTCGTTGAAAAAATGAAGGTCGAATGGAACCTTCTTTTCAACTCTATGATAGAAATCAAATCGATCATCTGAATCCTCTATGTAATCATGTCCAACATGTGTATCAAAGGAAACAGCAAGTGCATCCGATAAAATAGTGGGAATAGAACCGGCCGATTTTTCACTAACTTTGCCATCAATAATCTGAATAGACTCCATGATAGCGTTATAGATTGCTTTGTCCTTACAAAAATTTTCAGTCTCATCCGATAACCAAGACTGATTTATATTTTCATCATTCTTAAAGTCATTGACATAATCGTTTGCAGTTTTGAATTCATCCTCATTTAACTCCCGCAACTTATTAAGAGAAATTAAAACTGCATCCTTAGTAGGAGAGGCTGAATATTTTTCATAGAATTCGTTGATGATATTAAACACCACACGATCTATTCTTGCATGAAAATAATCAGACTTAAGAAAAGGCAAAGACTTCTTAGCAAATTCTATATTTGATATTAAATTTTCTAATATTACCTTTTCGGTAAAAACAACATCACTCACTATCGTTGTCCTCTATAGATCCATAAGTAAATTCTTTTGCTGCTGCTTCGTCAAGTTTCTTCATAATATCTTCCGTAAAATACTTTTCAGGAGTTTTATAAACTGCCTTTTCGTATACCTTCGAACCATCTGGAAATTCGTATCTGGTTGAAACCTTCTTGATTATATCATATTTTTCAGCAAGAGTCAATAGTCCATAGTAAGGATGGAGTCCGCTTTCATAATTTAAAAGAACATCAACCATGGCATTCTCTTTAGTTAACCGAGACTTGTACAGTTTACAATGAACAATATTACCAATAACGTCTGTTCCTTCCTTTACCTTCTTCTTTGAAAGAAAAACGATTGTAGACGCTGCGTACTTCAAACCGGCACCACCACTCATTTCCTTGGTTGGGAACATAGATCCGACTGAGGCATAAGTATGATTAGTCATGATCATCGGAATTCCGGCAGCACCCAACTTGAGAGTGAGGACACGAAACGTTGCCTTGATTACCTGAGCACGAGTCATATCACG